GGAGTGGAAACGCCGAACTACCTGGCTGGTGATTCCGCGCGTAAAGGATACCGTAAGGCCCAGTAAGGCCGCTAGGGTGGAAGCCCCCGAGGAGAAGGGGGGGATAGTCGGCGCGGTGTGTAGGGCCTACAGCATGTACGAAGCTATCGGCGAGTTCCTGGAGGACGTGTACGAGCCTTGCGAAGAGTTGGGCGCAGACCGCTACAGCCTCATAGGCGCGTCTACGTCCGGCGGCCTGGTCGTCTATGATAACAAGCTGGCTTATTCGCATCACGCTACGGACGTTACCAGCGGTAAACTGTGCAATGCGTTCGACCTGGTACGACTGCATAAATTCGGTGATCTGGATGATACCGCGAAGGCGAATACGGAAGTAACGAAGCTACCCAGCTACAAGGCAATGACGGATTTCGCCAGCAAGTTAGCCCCGGTTAAGAAAGAGATCGTACACATGAGGCGTGACGATTACGACGACGAAGAGGCACACGAAAAGGCCAATAACGACGACTGGGTAGCTGAATTAGAGACGGAAGGTAAGAGCGGTAAGATTAAGAATACGATCAATAACGTAGTACTGATATTATCTAATGACGAGAATTTAAAAGGCCGCTTCGGCTTTAATGAGTTTGAACAACGTGAAACCGTTACAAAGGCGTTGCCGTGGGATAGGCCAGGTCTTAAATACCCGCGGCCGCTTTGCGACGCCGACGACGCCGAACTACGCTTATATCTGGAACGCTGTTACGAAGTTACCAGTAAGGGCCAGATAACCGACGGCCTTACGGTAGTGGTTAAGGGTAACAGCTACCACCCCGTACGCGATTACCTGGACGCGGTAGACTGGGACGGTACCGAAAGGCTGGATACTCTTTTTATCGACCTATTCGGCGCACCAGATACCCCGTACACGCGGGCGGTTACGCGTAAGGCTTTTACAGCGGCCGTATCCCGCATATATAACCCTGGCTGTAAATACGACTATGTATTAGTTCTGGTAGGCGACCAGGGCGTAGGAAAAAGTACCACCCTGGCAAAAATGGGCGGCGACTGGTTTAGTGATAGCGTACCCACCCTGGTAGGCAAAGAAGCCTTGGAAAGTATACAGGGGGCGTGGCTTATCGAACTGGGTGAACTGGCGGGCTTACGTAAAGCCGAAGTAGACGCCGTTAAACACTTCATAAGTAAGCGGGAAGACCGCTACAGGGTGGCGTACGGCAAGCGTGTAGAACACTTCCCGCGGCGGTGCGTATTCTTTGGTACCACGAACGAAGAAGACTTTTTACGGGACGTTACGGGTAACCGTCGTTTTTGGGTAGTTAACTGTAAAGGCGGTAAAGGCCGCCTAGACTTCAAAACGTATTTAACGCCCGCAACTGTGGCACAGCTATGGGCCGAAGCTAAAGAGCATTTTACCAAAGGCGAACCCTTGTATCTGGCCGAGGACGGACTAGAGGAAGAAGCCCGCATTATTCAGGATAAGCATTTAGAGAAAGACGAGCGCAGCGGTCTTGTCAGTGAATACCTGGAAAGGCTATTGCCGACGAACTGGGACGACATGGATACGTACCAACGGCGTAACTGGCTAGCAGACGAAAAGAACGTAGGAACGGAAGAACGGAAGAGTGTATGTATCCTAGAGATATGGGCGGAATGTCTAGGCAAGGACCCCAACAGTATAACGCGAAGGGATAGTATAGAATTAGGGCGGATAATGAAAACCGCGAAGAGATGGGAAGTACATAAGTGCACGCTAAAGTTTAAGTACTACGGATATCAAAAGGCGTATATAAAAAGATAGTTTGGTATGTCGCGTTGGTATGTTTGGTTACATACCTAACATACTAAACAAACGATTATAAAACAGCCTTTAGTATGTCGGTAATTGATTATAATACAATAGAATAGATATCAAAACATACCAAACATACCAAAAAGAATATATAAAGTAAAAACGGTAAAAAATAGATAAAATAGGCGTAAAACGCACAATTCGCGCAATTTATATGCGGATATATATAGTATAGGATTTTTTGGTTTTTTGGTTTGTATAGTATGTTTAGTATGGAGAAAATAGTAGAGAAATATTTGGTAAATGAGATAGAACGATTAGGCGGTCTTTGCGTGAAGTTCCCGCCCTTGTTCTTCCGCGGTTTCCCTGACAGGATAGTATTGCTGCCCGGCGCGGTGATCGCTTTTGTCGAGACGAAGGACACGGGCAAAAAGCCCCGCCCCATTCAGGAGAGGGTACACGCGAAACTCAGAAAGCTAGGCTTTCGCGTAGAAGTGATAGACAGTAAAGAAGGAGTAGACGATTTTATAATGACGTTATGATACCATCAGAATTATACAATAAGCGTAAGGGCGAGTATTACCGCACGGACCCGCACCAGGTAGAAGCGTATGAGCACCTGATGAATAACCCGCGTGCGGCTTTGTTTCTCGGCATGAGCCTGAGTAAGACTGTAATTTCTCTTTCGTATCTGTACGATATGATCTACACGGAGGCGGCTATCCTTAAGACGCTGGTAGTAGCACCCGATAAGGTGGCCCGCATTACATGGCCCGACGAGTTAGAGACGTGGGGACACTTGGAAGGGGTTAATTATAGCGTCGTGGCCGGAACGGCAAAGCAACGGAAGAAGGCGTTAGAAGCCGAAGCCGAGATATACATTGTGGGCGTGGATAACCTTACCTGGCTCATAGGCCAGTACATCACAAAGAAAAACGGCAAGTACGTAGGCAAGCTACCTTATGACTGTATTGTTCTGGACGAGTTAAGCCTTTTCAAGTCCAGGGATAGCCAACGTTTTAAGGCGTTAAGACGTGCGATCAAGACAGTAGACTACCGCATAGGAATGACCGGAACGCCCAGCCCTAACGGTTATGTTGACCTTTGGGCTGAGATTGTGTTGCTGGATGATGGCGAACGTTTAGGCGATACTTTCGGCAAGTTCGTAGACAAGTATTTCACTACCCGCGGCAATGGAATGATAGTTTACGAATACATTCCCCGCCCGGGCGCTCCGAATGTAATAGCGCATAAGCTACGGGATATCGCGTTAACGATGCAAACACGCGATTATCTGGTACTGCCCGAACTGCACACCGACGACATAGAATTAGAATTGGACCCGTTCGACCGCGAGATATACAACACCTTGGAGGAAGAATACGTATTGGAATTTTTAGATGAACAAGCCGTAACGGCAAAGACCGCCGCCGATCTTACGAACAAGCTGTTACAGATAAGCAGCGGCGCTATCTATGAAGAACAACAATACGATGACAAGGGTAAGAAATTACCAAGGGTATGGCATGAAGTCAACTCGGTCAAGATCGACGCGCTACGCGATCTATTGGAGGCTTACCCGGAAGAAAACGTTATCGTAGTCTACCAGTTCAAACATGAGGTAGAACGGATATACAGGGCCTTCCCGTTCGCCAGGGAATTACGGAAAGGCGCAAAGACAGTCGAAGACTTTAGGGACTGGAATGAAGGTAAGATAAGGCTTTTGCTCATACATCCGGCGGGTGCAGGGCATGGCCTTAACCTGCAATTCGGAGGGCGTCGTATGGTATGGTTTACTACTACCTGGAATTTGGAACACTACCAACAAACGGTAGCGCGGTTATTACGTCGCGGTCAGTTGAAAGAAATCTATATACACAGGTTTATAATTAAAGGGACGCGTGATGTACGTGTACGCAGCCGTCTGGCTTCTAAGGACAGTAACCAGACGTTTTTACTGAATGAGATCAAAGATTTAAGAGCCAAATATTATGAAAAGGGTTAGGTTTATAGATATCGCGCATGCAATGAACGTGCACACCTTCATCATTTGGGAGTTTGTACGCCGATACGGGCACGAACGCGGTGTCTGTAAGGACAAGTACGGCCGGGGAGACGTAAGCGCCGTAGCGTGCCGCAAATGGATAAATAAGCTATACGCGTACATACGCGAACAGGACTTTACATATAAGCAGGATATCAACAAGCGGAAATACTTGTTTAGGGATGCAAAGAAGCGCGCCGAGGAAAAACGGGATGAACGGGACGTACCAAGGGAGTACTCGATAGATAAAGACGGTAATATCATCCGTTATTTATGGATGGGCGCATCGAGAACCTTCGGGCAAGTTTGGAGGTGGAACACGGAAACGGGCGGTTGGAAATATGTCGAAACGACGCTACTACGGAGATGACTCGCCCAGATTTCAGGTTACGATTTTGGGGGTGTATTTTTGTGTCGTTCGCGCGTACCATAGTCAAGACCGCGCGCGCATTTGACCCTAAAACGTAATATATGGCAGGAAGAAAGAAAACGGCAACATCCGATACGAAGGAAGGCATAAAGAAAGGCCAAGCTACGGGCGTGGCGCCTAAACCCAAGAAGAAGGTCAGCGAGTGTAACGAGTTGTACGAAGTGATACAGACCCGGGGCGTTCGCGGGGCCACGCTTAACAGCATAGACGAGTGTATCAACTACGTAGCCGAGTACATGCAGTTCTGTAAGGATAACCCGTACTTCACTTACGAAGTTATTAAAGGCGGCGCGATGGCCGGCAGCAAGATACCCATAGAGAAAAAGCGTTCGCCGTCTATCGGCGCTTTCTGCCTGTTCATAGGTTGGAGCATCAAGGACTTTAACAAGAACCTCGACAAGTTAGGCAAGCTGGCCGAGGACGGTAACGCCGAGGCTGAGAACCTGCTACTCGGCTACTCTCTCATAAAGGAGCTTATCACTACGGATATGGACGAAAGCGCTTTGGCCGGACTGGTGGATGCTACGTACATGGCTAAGCTACGCGGATTGCGCGAGCTTAAGGATGTTACGAGCAACGGTAAGGAGGCAGGAACAAAAGCCATGCAGATCAATGTACTGTCCCCTGAGGCTGTTGAAAATCTTAAGAAATTGGAGGGTATCTGATGAATGTAACTTTCACGTTTGAAAAGCTGTTGGACGCTTTCGTTAACCCGCGTATCCGTGGCATAGCGAGCAAAGGCGGTACGCGTTCCGGCAAGACGTGGGCGACATTGCAACTATTGCACCTGCTCTGTAAGAGCAACGAAAAGCCGCTTATCGTGTCCTGTGTGGGCGCAACGCTGCCGATGGTGAAGCGAGGTATGCAGCGTGACTTTAAGGCGATGCTGCTCGCTGAAAACGACTGGGATGAAGAGGCGTTCAATAAGTCTGAGGGGGCATACACCTACCCTAATGGCGGCATGATAGAGTTTTTCGGCGTGGATAACGCGAGCAAGGTACACGGGCCTGCACGCGACATCCTCTTTGTGAACGAAGCGCAGAACATACCGCGCGAGATATTCCGGCAGCTTGACGTCCGTACACGTAAGAAAGTGATTATCGACTTTAATCCTGTGCGTAAGTTCTGGGGAGAAACGGAGTTCGTAGGCGACCGTTACGTAACTATTCATTCAACATACAAGGATAACCCGTACCTGAGCAAAGAGCAGATCAGCGCTATCGAGAAGAACCGTAACGATGCGAACTGGTGGCGCGTCTACGGTGAAGGCGAGACAGGCGGCGTAGAGGGTAACGTTTACCCTGAGTATGAAGTTATCGAGGATATGCCGGAAACGTTTACAGGTCGCTGTCTTGGACTTGACTTTGGGTTCGTTAATGCCCCTACCGCGATAGTCGATTTGCGGTTCATGGGCTGGGACTTGTACGTAGACCTGCTTTGCTACGAGACAGGACTTCTTAACGCCAATATTGCCGAGTACTTAAACGCGAATGCGCTTAACCGGATAGTGACGGTGTGTGATAATGCTGAGCAGAAGTCTATCGTAGAGTTACAGGCAAAGCGCGTAAAAGCAATGCCGTGTATCAAAGGCCGCGGATCAGTCGCCGGGGGTATCGCGCAGGTCAAACAGTTCAGGTTGCATGTCACCAAGCGTTCTACCAAACTACTGGACGAGCTTGATAATTACAAGTGGATCAAAGACGAGGCGACCGACACGTACACCAACGAACCGATCGACGCGTGGAACCACGCCCTTGACGCAATGAGATATGGAGTTGATTATCTAATTAGAAAATACCGACCGAAATGATTAAATGGATTAGAAACATTGGTTTTAAGTATAGTATGCTTCGCAACCGCAGCCTGTTGTTGCGTATCGCCAACTTGCCGCCCGACGGCACAGTGCCGCTTACGCGCGACGAGGAGAAGCTACTAACCAAGACTATCAAGTACCTTAAGCCGTCTCAGGTCGCCACCCGGAACGGTAAGGCGATATACCGTCTTAAGAGCATTGAGGAAATAGGCCTGTGGGCGATTTTGGAGACGCGTAGGGCCGAAAATCCTATCAAACGTATAGAAGCATGGACGGACGACAATTATTCGCCCACGACGCTTATAGACGCCGCGAAGCTGGATAAGTACATTGTTCAGCAGTTAGAGATCGCGGACGGTCTAGAGCAGGTGATATTCCAGAACATGCGTAACACAGGTGAAAGCGCGTTGACTGGTACAGAAGACATCCGGCAAGCGAAGAACTTGCTCGGTCTTGTGCAGGTCACTGCCGAACTGTTTCACTGCTCGTTTGAGGACGCCAAGAAGATAAACTACTCCGATGCGATGCTTGCCATTGCCAAGCGTAATGACGAGATCGAGAAAGAGAAGAAAGAACTTAAGAAGCAGCAACAAAAATACCGCTAATTATGACATTCGGAGATATACTAAACAAAGCAAGCGCGCGGGCTTTCCAGATGGGAAAGACGCTCGTGTTCGGCGGTACGGAAGTACAGAACGTAGCCGCTAATGACATAGGCGATGACTTTTTCACGCTAGACGTGTCGAACGGTTCTTACATGGACCCTAACGTTCCTAATACGGTGGCCTACACGATAGTCATTCGCTGTATGGGCGTATCGGCGTATATGCGCGATGACGCGGTAGAGATTGACACGTTGATACGCACTGATCTGCTCTTGCAGGAGTTCTTGAAAACCTTCATTTGCGGGTACGAGATTAGCGGTATCCGGCTGAGCAAAGTACAAAACCAGTACGACAGCATCAAGTCAGGATGGGAGGCAACTTTAGACATTTATAGCTAATGGACAGCGAAGTAGTTAAAATAGTGCAAGGCGTTCGCGATGAAATCGTAGCTAACTACTACCGCATGAAGTTGAACGCGTCCGGCGAGTTTGCCGAAAAGACACAGGTGATTGAAGACGGTGGAGGCATTAAAATAGTCGCACCTGCCTACATTTACCAGATGGAGGACGGTCGCCGGGCGGGCACTATGCCCCCCGTGTCCGTTATCAAGAAGTGGATACGGGACAAAAACGCCAACGCCGGAACGGACATACCCGAAAGCGCGGCATGGGCTATCGCGTACCACATCAAAAAGGATGGTATAAAAGTTCCTAACGATTATAACGCAGGTGGCGTAGCGAGCAGTATCCTTAACCCGGAACTGATAAAGCGGGTTACCGTAGAAATCAACCGCATAGTCGCCGCGAGAATATTAACGATTTTAACTAAATAATTATGATAGTCAGAAACTTACTAAACAACGCTGCTGCATCTGGAAATGGTACACTCACCTTGCAAGGCATAGGCGCGGGCATATACAGCCCTATCCGTTTTGAGAGCGTTGGCAGTGTTACTTCTATCCGACTCATATACTATCGGGGCGGTTCGTCTTCGGGCGTGTATGCAACTGTCATACCATACGAGAATACCGTAGTCGATGTATCGTCTATGGCTTCGGCCGTACCGTCTATAATGGAGGTAACAAAAGATTTATATTCGGGCACTTCTGTCTGGGATTACGTGTTGGTTAACTACGTGGAAAGCGGAACTACCTATAATCTCACTTTGCAGATAGTTAACTGTTCTTCTGCCTATGCAAGGTACGCTACGAGTTCCGGGACTAACAATCTGAGTGACTACGGAAACGGGAAGTTCAATCGTTTGGATAGTACTGTTAACACAATATCTCCATTGACAGGATACCCGTTCAACAATAAAGTCATGTTCGGTCAGACAGCAAATTCACAATCTCTACAGGCCGGTGGTTCTAACCTGTCAAACGGGCATGTGTGGAATACCGGCAATCCTACCGGGGTAACTCTTTTGAATAATGGCGGCAACATTTGGGGTTACATATCCTACGAGCGAAAACAACCGTATTGCGCCGATGCCAATAAACGTGTTACGCTTAAATGGCTTAACTCTTATGGCCTGTATGATAGCATGTACTTCTTGCAATACCGTATCCAGCCTACCTATCAGACAAACTATTCGGGCGGCAACCGCGTAACGTCATATAACGTAACGGTTAGCGTAGTGGTTACGAGTGATAATGAGAAAGCCTTATACTGGTTATCACGGTCGGCGGATGTGCAAGGCGTGTTCCCCATAGCGACTAACCAATGGGCAAAAGTTACCATTACTAACCCGACCGCGTTCAACTCACAAGGTGGCGCGTTAGGCCGTACCGTTAGTTACACATGTAAGTTTGAAATCGTAGAACCCTAAGATTATGGAAGTTAATATTAGAATAAACGGAGTCAAGTTAGACGGCGTATCGGCAGGGGCGGTTAAATTGAATATCAACAATCCCGACCCGTTCTCGTTTTCCGACCCTACCGTCAGTTATACAGGCAGTATCGAAGTACCACGGTCACAAGTCAATGACCGTGTGTTCCGTGCCGACAGGTGGCCTTGGATGTTCGAGCGTACCGCGCCTTACACGGCGGAACTGGACTTTGGGGGGCTTTCAGCGCCGCGAGGCAGTAATGCCTACCGTGCACAGGTGACGGTTAACCCGGATAGCTATTCAATCACTTTGGTTGAAAGTGTTACAAAGCTGTCAAGTATACAGGGTGGTGTAATCGCCAAACCTTATGACGAGGCACAATTTGGCTTGTGGTGGGCAAACAGTTATGATTCGGCGCTTGCATACGCTTATAACGGCCAATTGACACGTCCGTCCCTGTTTAACTTCGGTGACGTGTTCGTTTATCCGGGCTACACTGCTGAGAAAAAAGAAACAACGGCGGGCAGTTTCGTAGGTTCTGTGAGTCAGTGCGCCTATCGTATCGGACACGATTACTTACTCGGTGCTCGTTATCCGACTACGGATATGATAGCACTGGATAACAACGTAGCCTGTGCATTGGAACGCATGACAGGTTCTACCTTTACGCTGACGTTCACGCAGGATTGCTTTGTGTGGCTTCCCGCGTCTACTGGGGCTACGGTGTATCTGGGCAGTAACCGTTCTACGGGAAGTATCGCAATGACACGCGATACGTCAGTACTCATTAATGCCAATTACAAGCATAAGATCGCTGCCGGGTCAAGCCTCGTAGTACAACCTGTTGCCGGAAATAGCACCCTGTTCCATATACGAACAACTACGGCCACTACGTCAACCAAGCTGACACCTGCTACTAACGTACCGACAGGTGAGGGTTACTATTTCAGTTTTGAGATAACCGCAGTAGGCGCTGAGGCTTATAGTAAGATGTTAGCACCCGACACAGGGTTTACCAGTGCATACGACCTTGTACAAGCATATTGCAAAGCGTTTTTCTGGACTTATGATTTCCGGCCGTTCCCGTTCGTTATTGAACTTAAGCCCTACATAAATACCTCAGCGATAAACATATATCGCCAAAACTGGTCTGGTAAGATAGACATGGACTCTGTAAAGATAGGCGAACCGTCCGGCATTGCAAGAACCTATAAGAGTACCGCAGGTGAGGCTATGTGCATAGTTGATGGGTCGGTACGTTCTATGCAGTCGCAGGGTCAAGGCGCTGAGAGTTCGATGCCTGTCTCGTTTGGAGAACCACCGTTTGCAACGATGTACCATCTGACTGACGGCCTGCCTTATAAGAACTCGTTTTACATAAGTGCGTCCGGCTATCGTGCAAGGGCAGAAGACCATTACAAATGGTTCACACCCGGGTGGCAGGTGAGTGCAAAAATGAGGCTGTCTTATTTCGACATTCTGAATATGACGTCTGACGGCCTGTATTTCGTAGGAGAATTAAATAGCTGGTTTTATCTCCGTGCAATCCAGAATTGGAACGCTGCAGATTCGACCGCTACATGTACATTAATCGCAGTTAATAATTCATAGTATGGCAGAAAACGTTACATTATTAGACCTTTCGTTCGATACATCCGGCGCGTTGGACGGACTGGACGCGCTTATCGCGAAATCGTTGGAGCTTGCCGAGACGAAAAAGCAGACAATCGCGGCGTTGAAAAACGAGCAGGCGCAGGTTAATGCCGCGGCAAAAGCCTTTGAGGCCCGGAATATATCAGAGGAAGAATATCGAAAGATAGTTTCCAATTCTACGAAAGCTCAGGTTGAGTTAACAAAGAAGATGATAGATACGAACAAGGCTATCTCGGACAATAATGCCGAGATCAAGGTTAACACTACTCTTTTGACAAGCCAGAAAGACAGCAATGATGCGTTGCGCGCTCAATTGGCGAAGAATACCAAGGAGTTGAACGCCATGAGCGCGGAAACCCGTAACAATACGGAAGAGGGGCGGAAACTCGTAACCGTGACAAAGGAAATCTCCGATAGGCTCAAAACTGAGGAGAAGGCGGTAGGCGACACGAGGCGGAATGTAGGTAATTACGCGGAGGATGTACAGGAAGCTTTAACAAATACCAAGGGGTTATCAGGGGCTACCGGTGCATTAGCTTCTAACATGTCCGGTTCCATAAGCACTATTAAATCATTCAACGCGACGTTGAAGGCAAACCCCATCTTGTTCATAGTAGGTATTGTACTTACGCTGATCTCAACGGTCGAAAAGCTGATGAAGCGCAATACCGAGATGGCTACAAACCTGAAAGCCGCATTTGCACCGTTTGAGGTTATCTTTTCCCGCATTTTGGACGGTATCACAAACCTGTTAAACGGCGTTGCCGAAGCGATTGACTGGGTATCAACCAAAGTAGTGTCCCTGCTGTCTTCCATCGGGCTCATATCGGATGAAACAGCGAAGGCGGCTAACGCTGCAAAAGAGCTAACCAAGCAGGAGCAGGCGATCTACGAGATGGAAACCGATTCGCTGGTCACATTAGCTGATATGTCGCGCGAACTTGCGGCCCAAAAGAACATATTATCAGACCAAACGAAGTCTGTTAAGGAAAGAACCGCGGCTGCAAATCAAGGTTTATCGGTTCTTAAGCAAATGCAGAACATTGAGGTCGGCATCCTGCAACAGCAGTACGACCAGATAAAGGCGAAAAACGAGTTAAGCTATACAAGTGCCGAGGACAGGCGTAAAGAAATGGAAGCCCAAGCCGCCCTAAACGCCAAAAAGGCCGAGTACGCGGATAAAGAACGCGAACTTATATCGCAACGTAGTTCATTCGAGGCACAGGAAATAGCTAAAAACTCAGCTACCGCACAGGCCGCCGAGCTTGCCAAAGCTAATGCTGCCATCAAGGCAGCACAGGACGCCGAGAAAGCTAAACGCGAGCTACAAGCCGAGACCATCAAGCAGATGGAAGTAGCGTTAACTACCCTTGATCTGTCGATTAAGGAACGCGAGCTAAACAGCAACACCACGGCGGATAAGCTTAAGAACCAAGAAGAATATAACGCTGAGAGTCTTAAGTTGGAACAGTACCGTTTGGAGCAAGGTTTGATAACCCAACAGGAATATGATAACAAAGCAACCCAATTAAGACTGCAAGAGTTGCAAACGAGGCAGCAATTGGAGGCCGAGCAGGAGAAGCTAAACCAAGAACGTAAAGCGATGGACGAAGCTAACCGTAAAGAGTTGGAGATGTCTAACGTAGCTAACGAGTATGAGATGCGACAGGCGCAGTTGGATGCCCAATACCAGCAAGAGTTGGCCGCGGCCGAACGCATCGGAGCAGATACTACATTGGTTCAGCAGAAGTATGAGAAAGCCAAAGAAGATAATGCCAAGGCCCGTATTAACGCTGAGTTGACAATGACCGCAGGTTTGGCAGGTCAGATGTCAGATTTGCTTGGAGAGGAAAGCGCAGCCGGAAAAGCCTTCGCCGTTGTTCAGGCTACGATCAACACGTATCTTGGTGCAACTAAAGCGATAGCGCAGGGCGGTATCCTCGGTATCGCTCAGGCCGCTATCGTTATTGCGTTCGGTATGAAACAAGTAATGTCAATCGCCAAGCAGAAAGACCCTGATACGAAGATCAGCACCAGCGTTAAAAAGTACGCAAAAGGCGGGCAGATATTCGGCAAATCCCATGCGCAAGGTGGCGTAACGTTCCGGGGTGATAACGGTCAGGTATTCGAGGCCGAGGGCGGTGAGAACATTTACATTATGAAGAAGACCGCGAGCGCCGAGATCAACGCCCTATCCGCTTTAAATGAGGCGCACGGCGGCAACTCGTTTGCCACTTCCGGCCTGTACAAGTTTGCCGATGGTGGTATGGTGGCAAGTATTTCAGAAGCGAACCGTGCCGTCCGGCAGATGGATAACATTAGGTTATCTAACGAAACTATAAATCAGTTAGCTGGCGTTGTTATTGGCGCGGTTGCTAGCATGCCTAACCCCGTGGTGTCCGTACAGGACATAAACACAGGCCAACACGATGTCGCAGTCGTGCAAAATTTAGCGAGCTATTAACCAAACGACTCGCGCAGAAATGGCGGTTGTATCCCGACCGTTTATCTTTGCATACAACAAGAATTGACTTATGATATTTGAAAGATTAAGAATTATTGAAGCGGGCGTAACTACTAACTTCGGAGAGTGGAACGGCGCGGTTTACCCGTTAGTCATGACGGACGAAGCCGTCCGCGATGTTGTGGCCCTTGGTAACGCCAAGCCTGTACATTGTAGACGGACGCATAACGGTTCGGATATGCTCGACGGATATCTGGGCAAATTTACCAACTTCGTTTATGATAACGGTGTAGCCTACGCAGACTTTGAGATGTCCGAAGCGTTGGAAGCCGCATACCCGAATGAAGCGAAGTTTATAGCTACCATGATACGGAAAGAACCTGAAATGCTCGGTATCTCCGTGATGGGGCTTGACGAAAGAATATTAAACGGTGCGAGCTTGGATGTGATACATTTCGCGGAAATTTACTCGTGCGATATCGTAGGTCTTCCGGCCGCGACTACAAGTCTATTTAATAACAATCAAAAAGAAAAGAAAATGAACAAATTTTTCAGTGCATTTGCTTCTATGCTAAAGAAGAGCAGCTACGCAACCGAAACTGTAGAAACAGTGTCGGGCGACAAAATCACAATCGAGGCCGCAGGCGATGTTATGGCGATCGGCGACAAAGTATTCGACGATGCAGGCAACCCGCACCCAGATGGTGAGGTTCGTATCAAAGTCGATGATGCAATCCTCGTGTTGCGTATCGAAGACGGACGTATTGCCGAGGTAAAACCGTCCGAAGACCCACGCGGCGAACAAGAAGCCGAAATCGAGGACGAGCGCAGAATTGGCCGTGAGACTTCACGAGTTCCTGACGAGTTCTCACAACGTTTGGATAAGATGGAGCGCACCTTGTTCGTAATGAACCAGACGCTGAACGGCATTAACTCGCAGTTTAGCCGGATGACTCCGAAACCTAATACCCCTGCTGGCGGAATGCCGATCAACGGCAAAAGCAAACTCAGCAAAGAAGCTGTGGCCGAAGCGGCAAAGAAGTACTACAATCGCTAACCTTTAAACAGAAAAGAAATTATGGCTTTTACATTTACTGATTTAAACAAACTCAACCTTAACTCACTGAGTGAGGTTATTTCCCTTACCGTAGGTCTGGCGGGCGAACTTTCAAACGGCATTACTGTGCTTAACGGTATTGCTAACAATACGCCCGTTGTAGCACTTACAGCGGCCGACAAGGCGTTGCGCAAATCCGCGGGCTGTAATGGCACGTACTTTTATGACTCTATCCAAGACAAGGTAAAGTACTACACGCACGCACCTATCGAGCTTCCTATTGAAATCTGTCTCCAAAATCTTTGGGGTAAGATGGTTGCCAAGGGTATCAACCTTGATGACAATTTCTCTGAAACCGAGTTGGCGGGCTTCATCCAGTCGGAAGTGCTGAAAGTCTTGGAAGCTGACTTGCTTCGTCTGTCTTGGTTGGACGGTGACGTTACAAGCTCGGCTACCGGCTACGGTATCTTTACTAACGGCGGTATCCTTAAGCAGTTCGATGACTCCACGATGACAGCCGGAGCATTAACGCTGACTACCGAGGGCGTGCTTACCGCTTTGCGTGCTTGTGTTGATGGGCAAAGACCTGACACGTTGGACGAAAGCGAGTTCTTCGTTTCTTCTAACGTTATGCGTCTTTACAAGAACCTGTTGGAAGACAAAGGAAACAGCGCTGCCCAGAGCTTCTTGGTGGACGGTAGACCGCAATACTTCTTTGAGGGGTATAAGATTACCGAGCTTCGCCACGTATCTAACGCAGCGTTGACCGATGGTAACAACACAGCGTTCATTGCGTTTACTCCGAAAACCAACCTGCATCTGGCAATGGAAAGTTCAGCAGTTTCAATCGCCCCGTTCGTGCAAGACGCGAAGAGCAGAAATTACTATTCACAGACTTTGTTTGCAGCAAGTGCCATGTTGGTATCACCCGAAAAGATGCAACTGTATTTGACCGCGAGAGCATAACCTACAATTAATATTCACTAACAAAAGGGTTTGGGACTAAAAAACCCAAGCCCTTTTTAATTAATAATATTATGGGAAAAATTTGTTTAAATAAACTTGGTACTAATATACTTGTTACCTGTTCTTTGCCTGTGCACGGTATAAAAGAAATATACTTAATGCACACGGAAGATGTTACCATTACAAAGGGTTCCGATGAAGCTTGGAGAACAGTAACATTCGCTACGGGGACAAAAAGTTATAGGGTGGAGGGGTATAAGCAAAATATCCAAGTCACTACGGCGGTTCGTAGCTTGGACGCATCTAATAAATTAGATATATCTGTGTCTTTCAAAGTTCCACATTCGGTATCGGGATCTACTACAGGAACATCATTCCAAAGGGCAATTCTTACAGGATCATTTTACGTGTTAGTTGTGTGTAACGATTCGAGCAGATTTATTGTAGGTTCGCAAAGCCCATTAGTATGTTCTGGGTTTGACTGGGATAGCAATGCTAACGGGCAGATGAGAACAATAACGCTCACCGCGCCCGATGGTTCAGCAGGTAACTACATTATAGATATAGAACCGACAGCAGCAGATTCTATAATTTCAAAAGCTTAAAAATATGGCATGTATATCAAAATTATCAGCCGGGTTCGCATATGATTGCGATACTGGCGCGACGGGAATAGAAAACGCATTTATCATCAACAAAGAAGATATTGCCTCATTTACTGTTGACCCTACAGCAACAGTTATTATCAACGCGGTTACATTAGTATCTGGGGCAAAAGCCTATAGGATAGATACTCCAAAAAGAACGCTTGTAGTTACGGAAAGCCTAAAAACAAATGAGGGCGCGCCTAACGCTTTGAGTTTTTCAGCAGCTATTACACTTACAGCGGTAAATTCTTATGCTTTTCGGATGAATGTTTTACAGTCATTACCTAATGGGTCTTATGTGTTATTCACAAAAGAAGCCAATAACACGTTCAGAGTGTACGGGTTATATTACGGACTGTCATCTACGGCCTACGACCGTAATACACATGATAACGGAAATTGGATTACCGTAACATTAGCCACACCAGAACAGGTTATCGGTGAAGACAGTTTGCAGGTTCAACAAAGCACTTATAATGCGCTTTATGAGGCAGCCGTCTACTAATTAAAGAAAGGAGAAAAAATTATGGCATGTATTAAAAATGTAACTGGAAACAGAACTGTTCCTTGTGGCGCGCCTACAGGTATGTATTTAGATGCCCCTAAAGGCGTAAGGATACTAAATGTATCACATATAGCAAGTTATCAGGTATCCTCTGGAAATGCTGTTATAACAAGAGTAGCGGGTGCACCAGCAGCAGCCGAAATAGAAACTACGAATAACTCTACCGTTATTACGGTAGCAACCAGAGGGGGAGACATTTATCCCCAATGTTGGGATGTCACCGTAGAATGCACATTTTTTCAAGGGTATATCTCAACAGATACAGCAGGAGCCGCAGACGGTGCAGGTATGAACTCACAAGTCGTAGTGGCGGTTAACCACGGAAATGTTTATCGCATATACGGGCTGTTCGTTCCGTTAACAATACAATCTGTAGAGGGAGCATCTAATGGGAACGGTTACGTAAAAAGTACCTTCGGCGTAGATGAATGGCAAACTGGCACTACTATATTTAACCTTACAAAGGAGCAATACGACTCGTTCGGTAGTGCTATGCCATCCGGGGGGGGGGGGGTGACACCGAGCAAGCCAACTGAACCCGATACACCATCTACCCAAAAAGAATGTGATGGGTCTGGCATCTTATCAGATGGGACGAAGTGTCCCGGCTGCATAATGTGCGACCCATTAGGTTAATAATCTTATAAACAACTTTATAATGGCAACAAAGAAAACAACGGCAGTAGTCGATACAGAGAACGAAGTAACAACGGCAGTAGTGGAAGAACCCACTACGCCTGTAGAACTTAATACGCAGGAGGAAAAGATAGAGGCGTATTATAAATATACGGGTCTAAAACTCGATACCAATTGTCACATGGATATGGAGTATCTACATTTGTGGTATGTAGAAAAGTATCTGACAGGCAAAGTGTATAAGTGGGCAATGAAACCCGGTGCGCGTATCGTTCATTACGTAGACGGAGTGATTTACAAGTCAGCCAACATGACTGACGAAATCGCTGAACGACTGATGAAAGAAAATCCTGCCTATGCAGAACAGTTTGTTAACATTTTAGAAAAGAAATAGTTATGATAGGATTCAACCGCTGTAAGCTCATCGTCGAAAGAGCACTTAAGATAACCGCCAACACAGGTGAGAAAACCGTAACATACGGTGAGAACAACCTATACCCGCAGGAAATCGCGGAACTTATATATGCGTCCAAGACAGCGAGCGCGGCGGTTGAAAAGATGACTGAGAACATTATATGCGAGGGCTTTAAGAACAAAGACTTTGCAGAGAAAACGAACGATAACGGGTATAACATGAACGACATATTGGAGGCTACCGCCAATGATGTGTCACGTTTCAAGGGCTGGGCTTGGATAGTCCAGTACGGCATTGTGCCGGGCGGATATAAACCCGTAAGCATTTACAACGTTCCGTTTGAGTATGTTCGTGCAGTTCTCCATCCTAATTTTGCAAAAGACCCTACCATTAAGGAATGGAGGGTCTTTAACAACTGGACAAGGGATAATGTTAAGGCAACCAACGTGTTTGAGAATTCTACCGTTTACCCGACGTATGACCCGGATAATTTCGCGGCAGAAGTAGAGGACGTAGGCGGCATTGAGAACCACAAAGGACAGCTTTTATATATCAATCTTGGAACTACACGGCCATACCCGTTAAGCCAGTTCCATGCCGTCCGTAACGAGATGGGCGCGGAAGACAAAAACGGAAGATACGTTAACAGAACGTTAGGCCGAGGCTTTCACATGTGCTCAATCGTATCACACGGAGACTTTGAGAACGAGCAGGCGCAAGACGATTTCCGCAATACCCTGTCCGATATGATGGGTAGCGAAAACGCGGGTTCCGTTCTTGCCGTTAGGGATGAAAACGTAGGCACGGACAAGCCGTTTATCAAAGTAGATCAGTTAGGTTCTCCGATTGACAGGGAGTTGTACCGGGCGTATGTCGAGCCTTTGCGCAAAGATATCGCCATTGCGGCCTATAACATACCCATACCGCTTATTGATAGTTCGTTGTTGACGTTTTCTAATGCTTCGGGTGAGGTTATTAAGGAGTTGCAAAAGGTTTACCGTAACAGCCTTGCAAAGGTACGTTACCGTATCTCACGCGAGCTATTCCAGATATTTGAGTTAGACCCTACAGTTACCGAAATCGAAAATAAATTTGATGAATATGTCATACCCGATAGCACTATTCCGGCAGTTATTTGAAATCGCCACAGACGTTAAGGATAATAAGATAGAGAAAGCCTTTTTTGAGGCTGATCTACTCGATATCCTGCCTCAGACTACGTTCATGTACTCGGCCATACCAGCAATGTATGTGCCAGATGGCGATGATTACGCAGGTGCAGAAAAAGTTATCTGCTACTATGCGTTTGCCCGTTATCTGCAAATTGCAGACCAGAACAGTACTACTACAGGCTTTAAGATTCAAACTTATGGCGGTTCTATGGTAGTACCAGACACGAGTAAGAACAAAAGGTTTGAAGCGGAACGGCAGAAAGCAAACCTTTTCATTGAACCGTTGATCTGCAAAATGAAGAAAGACGGAGTTATTAAAACATGTACGGTACTGAATACTCGTATAGGCTTAATCAAGTGATATATGGAATTAAACGATTGGGTAATATTGATTTCCGCTTTAGGTGGGATAGAAGGCATTAAGCAGCTTATAAAGTTCTGGATGAGCCGTAAAACAAACGCCCGTATAGAGGATGCCCGTGCGGATGTCGAAGAATTCAAGGCTTTGCGAGAATACAATGAATTCCTGCAAAAACAATTATCTGAGAAGGAAGAACGATTTGTAGAACAGACAGGCCGTTTAAGGACTGTTCAGGATGAGCTATTCTCTCTCAAAGAAGAGAACTCTAATTTTAAATTGGAGTTGGCTATGAAGCGATGTGAGAAAAAGAAATGTAGCGATCGTATTCCGCAGAATGGATATTGACGCGGAAAAGAATATTTTTATATTATGAAGTATTTTACAATCGCCGAACTCTGTAAATCAGAGACGGCAGACCGTTTAGGTATTGATAACCGCTGTAATAAGGAGAATGTAGCCAATATGACTGCATTGGTAAATAACGTACTCGATCCACTTCGTGAAGTGTATAGCAAACCCATCCGTGTGAATAGTGGTTTCCGTTGCCCGACATTGAATAAAGCCGTGAAAGGTTCAGCGACGAGCGACCACATGACCGGACGGGCGGCAGACATAACAGGTGGAAGCCCGAAGGAGAATAAAAGGCTATTCTATCTGATCCAGGAGCTCGGCCTTCCCTTCGATCAATTGATAGACGAGAAACATTTTTCATGGGTGCATGTCAGCTATCGGGAAGGGGCGAACCGTAAACAGGTACTTGCATTATGAAAAAGCTGCCGTGGGTATTAGTCATATTGCTGGTGGTAGCTTGTGTTGTTGCTTGGTTCCGTCCGCACGAACCTATCCCGGCAGAAACACGTACCGAGACAAAGGTAAAGACTGTTGTAAAGGTTGAAACATTGCTTATCTCACCACCTATGGCGCCTCTGTTGGTTTTCCGGTTAACAGATACTATGCGTATCGGTGACACCGTTGTACATCGTGAGCAGGCTTATTACGAAGATAGCCTTTACCGGGCATGGGTAAGCGGATATCGCCCGAAACTTGATAGCTTGCAGATATTTCCGAAGACGGTATATCATACGGTGACGAACGATGTCTATCATACTATCACACCTAAAAAGAAGCGTTGGGGCTTGGGGTTACAAGCCGGGTATGGCTATCCGAGTGGTGTATATGCTGGCGTAGGCATTAGCTACAGCCTTTTTCAATGGTAGAAGAAGTAGGAGTAATTCATCATTGATGAATTCGGGCCTCGGCTGAAAAGTCGGGGCTTTTTCTTTGCCTTCTCTCTGATATCATCTATCTTTGCCAAAGCTACGGCTAGAATTACGACGAGGAAAGAATGGATTTCTTTATGAAACAGGCCGATTTCAACCTAAATATTATCGAAGTTGATGTACTGTTTATATGGGGTCTGTTTTCAAAATCAGCAAACAATTAATAGTCAAGCATATAGAAGCCAAAAACAGTATGTTTCATAATCATGAGGTCCCCGGTTCAATCCCGGGTCCCGCTACAAGATGAAGATTTAGACTGTTAGGAGGCTTCCACTCTTGGCGGTCTTTTTTGTTTTACGCTATAAAACAGCGTATTACAAGCAAATTAGGCTAATAATCGCGCCCCATAAAAGTACGGGCCCCGTCCTTTTTACGATCCTTCCTATTAAAAATTATACGCATCCTCTTTCTTACTTGTCACTACTTTTAGGTACATTTGCCCTGCAAAAGTTGACATATAGTTTATTTATTATGGCTACATTTAAAGCAGAAGTACAAAACAAGCGAAGCGACGACACCTATAACGTCCGTATTCGCGTCACTCATAACCGCGTAATTAGACGCCTGTCTACTAATATATATGTGACAAGCGACGACCTTACGCGCGGTCTAAAAATTAAAAACCAATCAGTATTAGATCAGTGCGAACCCCTATTAAAGAAATGCCGCGATTATTGTAATGCGATAGGCTTCGAAATTAATAACATGAGTATCGACGATCTGGTAGATAAATTAAAAAACCGCCTAGCAGGTGGAGAGGTCTTCCACCTGGATTTTATAGAATACACAAAACAAAAGGCGGCTGATATGAACCCGGGGACCGGCGCCACATATCTTATAATGTTGAGCGCTTTACAAAGATACATTCAACGCGACCGTCTGGATATTACCGAAATTAATACGACCTTTTTACGCGGCTTCGAAAAGTTCTTAGAAACGGAGCCGTCCCAACAAGGGAATAACCGTAAGACCGAAAAGAAAGATATTAAACCCAAAAGCGGCCGGGCCGTATCGGCTTATCTGGCTTGCATCCGCGCCATTCATAATAAAGCAAAAGAAGAATTTAACGATGAAGACCGGGGGTTAATACGCATACCGTATTCGCCGTTTAAAAATTACAAGATCAAACCCCAGCCGAAAACGCGTAAAAGGGCCGTTACCACTGAGATAATGCAGAAAATTATAAGCCTGCCCTACGAAAAAGAAAAAATAGGCGGCAAATGGTCGCGTTTCAATCTGGCAAAGGACTGTTTTATACTATCCTTCGCCCTGGTGGGTATGAATAGTGCAGATATGTATTACGCGGATATATCAACCTCAAACACGATTATTTATAATCGGCGTAAGACAGAAGGGCGCCGAGATGATAACGCAGAAATGCGTGTACGCGTAGAGCCCTGCATAGTTCCGCTTATGGAGAAATACGCCGATCCGAAAGGTAAACGCCTGTTTAGCTTTTACGATCATTACACTACTCCTTTTACCTTCAATAAAGCCCTAAATAAAGGGCTTAAGCAGATCGGGAAAGAAATAGGTATAGACGGGCTGGAATTTTACGCCGCACGCCATAGCTGGGCCACCATCGCCAGATCGGCGGCCGTCGGGATAGATAAGGCTACCGTACACGAAGCGTTAAACCACGTAGATAACGAAATGAAGGTAACCGACATCTACATAGATCGGGATTGGTCGGTAATCTGGGAGGCTAATAAAAAGGTATTGGACCTGTTCGACTGGTCAGACTTGGAATTATTATATTTACTATAATTTGAATATTATGAGAAAATCAACAGAAAAAATGCGAAGGGCAGTGAAATACTGCGAAAATTGGTGCCGAGTTCATTTCACTGGTGATATTGAAAATTTTTACGAGGTACGGGCTTTCTTAGACGCGTATTTGTCTAAAGCGAAAGTAGAAGGATTTAACGCCATACATGGAGCATGCGAGACAGAGTATCCTAATGAACTCTTTAGGATTCAACTTGAAGAGAGTGGTATACCAGAAGACAATTTTTAATTGTAAAAAGAATGCCTATCCTCTATAACGATCCGGATAGGCATTCTTTTTATGTTGGAATATTATATACTTCTGAGTAATCAGTGAAATACTTTCCGATTCTCTCTATTTGCACTTTGGTTATATTCCTAAACACCATTGTACTTTTTAATTTTTGTAGTCCAAATTCAGACATGATCTTACCGAAAGAAGTATTCATAAACATGGTTGGCATACCTCTAACCCCTTCCATGTTTACGTATATCCTATCGCTACTTTGGATAGCCTCCTTAAGAATATCGTAAAATTCGCTACCTGCATCCGGGTAGGTTTTACCTTGCAATACATTGTTTAAAATAATTTCTTTCATATCTCAAAATGTAAATCAATGCAAATATACGAATAAAACGGCAAATTAGATGTTTGGTATAATTCTAATACGCCCGCCTTTAGCTATTGCTAAGGGCGGGCGTTATGATTAAAAGTATTTTGTATACTTTTTTAATTATCCGATTTTATTTGATTTTTCAAGATTACATTTTTGGCAAAGTAATTGTAAATTCTCAATGCTTGTGTCCCCGCCTTTTGAGAAAGGAATAATATGGTCTAAGTGTAAATTTTCATTCGATCCACAATAAACGCATTTTCCCCCGTCTCTATTCCAAACAGCGTCTACGACATCTTTTGGTATTGGGGGGCGTTTGTTCGCTTCTGGAAAAAGCTCGCCCTCATCTATAAGCTCTTGGAGAGCTCTTTTCTCTAATTCTCTTTTCTTTTTCTTTTCTAGCAATTTGGCTTTTATTTCATTTAATTTTATTGCTTCTTCTCTTTCTTTTTCCTTTCTGAAGTCTTCTCTCAGTTTATCACCCCCTCGTTTTATTGCTTCCGGACTGTAATCAATCTCTAAAATATCTGTATTGTCTTGAATTTGTATTTTAGGCGCGAATACATCTGAGGAGTGGGGAGCAAGGATTTTAACTATACAAGGAGGTTTGTAGGGAATAACTATCTCACCAAGAGGCTCACTGATAATAGTTACTCTATTTTTATAAGAGATTTGCCCATAATAATAAAATTCACTTTCTTCACAATCCCAGATAACGTATGGGGCATAGTTAATACCTTCTGATCTAAGTGATTTATACCTTAATATTTTTTTATATTGGCCGACTTCTATTAAGTCGAACATTATGGGGATCAGATCGTTTTTATTAGATGTAATGGGCGACAGTATAGGGCTAGTGGTGTCTATTTTATTAGGTTGTTTTTGAGGTATGTTAGATATACGTTTTAGCTTTCTATATCTGTTATAGTTATAGAGACTTTGCCATATTAGAAAAACCAATAAAGCTAATAATATTAGCAGTGTTATCATTGTTTTATCTCCTTCTGGGTCTGACTGATTCAATTACATTAAAAATTTGTTTCACTTCACATAAATCAATAACACGATCCGGATACATATCGTTTAAAGAGTGGATAGTGATTGTATGGTTTTCTACATTATGATCTACAATACGCTTAATTATTATACCGTCGGTATGCACTATAACGAAATCCCATTTTCGGAGGTGTAACTTTGAATTGGCCCATAAGTGTGGCTGTATTTCACGACAATAGAGCCTATCACCTTCTAAATAGCTCTCTTCGGTTCCATCGTTCATACTATCGCCTTTGACCTCAAAAGCTATATAATTTCCGTGTCCTTCGTGATCTACAATAAAAGGAATTTTCGGAAGCTGATCTAAATAGGTACAGTCTGAATACCCATCAAGATAACCAGCATAAGCGAATTGGTTTACGAGAGGAATATACACTACGTCTTGTTGAATAGGTACTGCCTCATTATACTTTGGTGCAGGATTCGCATTATTGAGCATCTCGCCATCCCCGGTAAGAAGCCACTCTTTTCTAAATTCTGTAGCCAATACGATTTTATTCACCGTTCCTTCCCCTATGGTCCTTTGCCCATTTAGCATCTTGGAAAGATTTGATTTGTCTACTCCTATTCTTTCTGCAAAAGCATTATTATTTTCTACGTAATAGTCCATTATACGCTTAATCCGGTCGATTATCGTTGTATCTTCTTTCATGTTATTTAGAATTAATATAAATTAGTCATATGACAACTTTTTATTTGCGCAAAATTTGTTTTGTTGTCATATGACAACTATCTTTGCAC